ATGGTAAAAAAGAAATCAGCAAACGCCTCAGCGAGCATCGCACGCAATAAACGCGCGACCTTTGAATACCGCATTGAAGACAAAATCGAAGCGGGATTACAACTTATGGGCTGGGAAGTTAAGTCCATTCGCATGGGTAAAGTCAATTTATCGGATTGTTATGTCTATATTAAAGAGGGTGAAGCTTTTATGCATGGTTGTACTATTCAACCACTGAATACTGCTTCAACACATGTAATATGCGATCCAATCAGAACCAAAAAACTGCTATTGAAGCGCAGTGAAATTGACAAGCTTGCCGGCTTAATCGAACGTCAAGGCTATACGTTAATTCCTTTATCAATGTACTGGCGCAAAGGTGCCTGGGTAAAAGTCGAAATAGGCTTAGGTAAAGGTAAGAAAGATCACGATAAACGTGAAGACACCAAAGAACGCGAGTGGAAAATCGAAAAAGCCCGCGTAATGAAAAAAGACAAAGAAAACGCTTAATATTGTTAATAGGCCACTGAAACGATGAAAACTGATAAGTTGTTATTGAACATAAGCCTATAACGAACAGATAGTGAACAAACGATTATATTTTGTTAATGGATACTAGGTATTCATCTCACAAAGCGTTATAGTTAACTCAATTGGGGGCGATTCTGGATTCGACAGGATTCACGAAACCCAAGGAGCATGTCGAGGGGCGGTTGGCCTCGTAAAAAGCCGCACCGTTATAGTTGCAAACGACTCTAACTACTCTCTAGCAGCTTAGGCTAGCTAGCCATCAACCACACGTTTCGCACGTGGACAGTGGATTCTGATGGTCATATTACAGTGTGCTAGCGAGGGAACTCCGTCCGGGGGTGAACCGCGAAACAGTACCGGACTCACCAAGTAGCATCCTGTCTTTCGGAGACTGCTTGGTTAAATAAAAGAGAGACTAAACATGTAGTGCCGAGGATGTAGGCTTTCTGGACGCGGGTTCAAGTCCCGCCGCCTCCACCAATTACCGAAAGGGCTTAGCAGCAATGCTAAGCCCTTTTTCTTTGTCTGCTAGCTCAGTTTAATCCGCTTTATTATTGTGGCTGGATGAGTTTTATAATCAAATTAGTTTATTCGATACCAACACTTCATTGATACTTATTGCCTGCTGCAGGCTAAGTTGTAGCGGGTCGCGAGGTTTGAGAAATGAAAACGGGTGGTTTGAGACAAGCAATATCATATAATTCTCAAACTGAGTGACGGCACTTGGTTTGAGACAAATCAAAAATACATCAATTGAATAACGTTTAAACCTGCCTTAAATCGATTGTAACTAGTCATTGATGCTCTTTGTAACTTGAATATACATCATTATCACATTTAAAAAATCCCGCAACGAGGCAAATCCCCCCTTGAAATACCTCATTTATTGTGGCAATTTAATGTCACTGATATGAGTTAACTAGCTCAAATCAACCTACCTCGCATCCCTCGATGCTTAAATACGACGTTAAGAATGCTACCAAACTGCATGACAGTTGCGCGTCTGACTAACTAGTTTTTAATACATCTACCCCTTTCTTACTTCTGAAAGGGATAACCTTTAATGCGAGGAATTTATGAGTAATATACATAAACAGTTTGAAGAAATTGATGATTTAATCATTGTCGTTTGTGATGCTATCGATGGGAAAAGCGATCTACTTGGTCTTGAGAGCGTTAATGCTTGGTGTAACCAATTAGACAGAGTAAGACAAAAAGTCATAATATTCTATGAGCTACACAAGCACGCTGCATAAGCAAAATTATGGCTCCATTTATATGGAGCCATAATTTATATCTCAAAATCAGAGGTTTGTTTAGCTTCTTCAAAACCAGCTTGTTTTACCAAATGCGAATAAGCAGCTGCCCTCGCCTCTAAATCCTTATATTCTTGGTCCAACAAGTTAACGCTAAATACTTTAGTGCTACGCCCTTCTTTTAGCTGCTCAATAGGCGGTTTACCCTCGTTAAATGCTTGTTCATTGATGAAAATACTAACCATATAACTGCAGTTTTTACCGCCGTGATTAGAACTAATAACCTGATAATGCTCATTAACAGCGTCACCGGAGCTAGGTGACATTGTTACATCTAACCGCTCGCTGGTTGATACGTTGTTACTGACGTTTAAATCAGAAATAACGGCCATAGCATTAGTTAATTCTAATCCTGAAGATAGAGCAATATAGGGTAGTAATAGAGCCATTATAGCCTCCTTTGATTGGTTTATTGTTCAGTTGAAATGACTGTTAATTTTTGATTATTAACATTTGATGTGGCGCTATATCGGGTTTGGCTAATGACTTTTAATTGATATGAAAAATCACTGGTTGATGTACTGGTGTCCGTAAATGTTGATGATCCACTGCAAAATTCATTAACTAAATAGCGGCCAATTTCGGCCTCATAGGTGCTATTAATAGAGCCAGTAAATGTGCCGCTCGATACAGTAGCCCAACTTCCAGAACCAATTTTGCGTTGTAATTGCCATGAAAGTGTGGGGGTTGCACCATTAGCAGCACTAGTTGAAGTCCATGAAGCATCAAAGTCAAATGAGACTACAACCGTTTTAGCCTTACCACCAGATCCAAATGGCCCAATAACAACCGGGTAACTATTAGCGGTATAAGCATTTTTATCTGGGTTTGTCACACCAGTTTTAAGTATTCCAGCACTAATACTGCCACCAAAGTATTCATTACCAACTGAGTCTGTCCAGCGGGTAGCATTTGATTTACGAATGAGTGACCAATTGGGAGCGCCATTAAGGATTAATTTAGGGCCGCGCCATTCAATAAGGCCATCGGGGCCAAATGGGGTTTCACTTTCAATTTTCATGGTATTACTACCAATTAATTGATATTGGCCACCAATAATTACTGGCGACTCTATGGTTTCACCTGCTTTTATATGGCGGCCTAAAATGGCATCTGATGAAATACTATTAGCCGTTAACCCGCCAAATACTGCTAACCTGGCTTGTAAGCTATTAAATAGGGCTGATGTTGCTACTAGCTTATTGATCAGCGCACTATCGGCCAATATTTCAGTAGCCGTTAAACCGCCAAAGCTAGCTATTTTAGCTTTTAATTGATTGAATAATGCACTATTTGCTATTAACTGATTAGCTGATATTTGACCGCCGCCAAGTTCAGTAACACTCATGTTTAACCAGCGATCAACTGAAGGTGCGCCAGCGTTATAATAATTAAGCACACGCAATCTTACCTGTTTAATACTGGGGTTAAGCTGACAAATTAAATTAACATTTAGCGATTCTGGTACTGATAAAGGATCAACCTCAGAACCAATAATATAGCCTCTCATTTGCCTATACTGGCCATTACCAATTAGCCCTGACCAAAAATAAAAATTATTAGTCTCTGCTCCAAGACTTCGGCTATCTGGGTTAATAGTTCTAACCGTTGCGTTACCATCAGTGCTTAAACCAAAATATCTGGTACCTGTATTTGCGCCACTTTGGCGATAAACGGTAAAGTTAACCTCATATATTTTGGTATGGTCAATATCAAATAAATCAGAATAGACGATAGTATTATCTGTTGAATAAATTTCTAGTGCTTTTGTTAGTTGACCTTTATGAGTATGGCTGACTATATTTCCACTACTCCATCCAGAACGCACACCCGTTTGTGAGATATTATTAACTAGATTTCTTGCTCTAACATCTAACTTATCAACGGTAATAGCATTAGCTGCAATAGAATTTGCCGCAAGTCCACCAAATGAAGCAAACTGGGCTTGTAGTTGGTTAAATAATCCTTGATCTGCTATTAGCTTTTGAATAAGCGCTGTATTTACCGTTAACTTATCAGCAGTTACAGCACCGGCTTGTAAGTGGTTAGTGGCAATCGCCAGGGAGGCGATAGTGTCTGCAGTTAACCCGCCAAAGGTTCCTATTCGGGACTTTAGTTGATTAAAAAGCCCTGAATTAGCCGTTAATGCGGTAATTAATGCATTTTGAGCACTAAAATTACCTGCTGCCACATCGCCAATGGCTTGTAACTTTGCGCTATTTGATTTTGTTGTTGCATCATTGAAAAAATCTTCTGGGGCTGGGGACCAATCTGTAGCCTTGTTTCCCCTTTCTATTTTTAATTTTGAAATATGCCAAAAATCACCTGTCCCATATAGTGAATAAAATTCAATATATGTATTTCCAGGCGAACCTATAGTATCTTGGTTGTTTATAATAGTAGTAGTAAATGATAGCCGTGTTTTTTGGGTGCCTATATTGTAAAAGCTTTTGGCATCCGCAAAAATCCTTTCACCATCGGCATTAGAATTATAACACCGAATAAAATCCCCATGGGTCATCTCAACATCAAAGCTGATTGTAATTGGTTCCCCGTTATCTAATTTATTGATTACATGCTGGATACTTGCGAAAACACCATATTCACTGGTTTTATTGTCATATGATATATTGGCGCTATTCTCAAATAAATTTACTCCACCTATATTTACGTCTGCGATTTTATTGCTAGCATCACTGGCTGCCACCCAGATAGCTTCTAACTTTGCCGCATCTGCTTTAGCTTGCGCATCAGTAATAGCGCGGTTTTCTTCAGCTGTAACTATCCCATCAGCATATGACTTAGCGGTAATTTCAGCTAAATTTGCCTTAGCAAGTGCATAAGCCTCAGCTGATGATTGGGCAATATTAGCTTTAGCAGCTGCATCTAAAGCAGCTACATTAATTGCTTCTTCATTTAGTATTCCTAATGAAATTACACTAAAAGATTGTGCTTCCCACCAACCTAAATTTCCACCGTTATGGCTAATAGCTAATCCTGGGGTAATAGAGGAAATGTCGGCTGGAATAGTTAAAATCCAATCTACCCACACCCAACTTTCATTTAATGGGACATTCCCATCAATCTGCCTATATAAATACCCACTGGAACCATCAGATTTATATGTCCCGCAGTTAAAGTAACCAGACCTTGTCGAGTCTGCACTTCGCCTAAAGTAAGCTCCGAACTTAAATCTATCACCAGCCTTTACAGATATTTTTGTTTTACTGTAAAACCAACTATTAATGAGTGAGTTTCTGATTGCAGTATTACCAGATATACCATCATCAATGGTCACAAAACTAGGCATAACACCCAACCCTGCCTGCCAATAATTTGGATCGGTAAAGTTTCCATCTGGTATCGAACTACCTCCTATACCAAACACATTGTTAATACTTTGTTTCAAAGATAAGTTTGACGTGTTTATTTTATTCAACGCATCTAACGCTGCATTAGCCTCAGCTTGTGCTTTGGCATTATTGGCTTTAGTCGAGGCATCTGTGGCAGCGGCGGCAATGGCGGCGGCTTTAGCTGCATCAGCTTTAGCCTGGGCGTCAGCAGGGGTTTCACCATTTAAGCTAGCAGCATCAATGCCATTGTTCAGCAAAGCCAAAGAGGTAAGAAGATCATTAGCCAGGGCTGGGTTATTGAGTGCATCTTGCGCCGCTAGCATATCTTTATCGCCAGCCGGTAACTTACCCGCCATCAAGTTATCCAGCTGGGTTTGTTCTTCTGGGGTGAATACGTCGGGGATCTCAGTCTTAATTTTGGTCCAGGTGTAGTCCTGCCAATTACCGCTTGGGACTGAGGTTTTCTTTTCAGTCGCAACACCTAGGTAATCTTTACCCTCGCCTTGGGCCTCAACGGTTGTAAAGCCGCTACCGGCATTATCATCAGCCCAGGCAAACCAAGTGAACTTATCAAAAGCGGTACCGATTAACTGAACAATGGCACTGTTATCTGTACTAGTTTGTATTCCAACAGGACCAAACCAAGCACCAAAACCATAATTATTTACTGAGCGAGCCCACACATAATAAAGCGTGTTTGGGTGACGATTAGGCCACAACACTTCTTTGCCTTGGCCGAGATAGTCAGCGTTATTTAAAACGGTGTTTAAACTGCCTTTAACTTCAAATTCAGTGGTTGCAGCTATAACTGCAGCAGTTTGTGGACGTAGTGTTAACGATAACGCGCCAATGTCGGCCAAAATACCATTCACAGGCGGTGGTGCATCTGCACCTATAGTCATACTGGCGGGTATGTTTGAGCGGTTTGAGAATAAATTAACCGCCCATAAATATAGGTTATAAGTACCCGCATCTAACTTAGGCACATGATGGCGAGTACCTTCTATACTGGCTTGGTAAACCACTTCTTGCTGTTGGTTTACCACCTCTAATCGATAACGGTAAGCACTATTTCCACCTGGGGCATTCCAACTTAGCTCGCCTTGCCAATTAGCATCATCACCAGAAGGAACCCAAACAACACCGCTTACCGTCGGCACCTTGCTGGGGTCTGGTAATGTAGTATTAGGGGCTAAATCTCGTTGGGTATAACTGCCTTTATCAAACTCAAAAATATCTGCATTGGTCTCACGCAAAATCAGTTTAACCGGACGGCCAAAATCAAATTGCCAATCAGCCACCATAAAGGTCTGATTAATCCCCAAACTAGGCAGTTGTAGCCTAATAACTTTACCAACCGAAACAGCAAGGCCAATCATTTTGGTCGGGAAGGTAATTTGCATCCCTGCCCGATTAAGCTCCAAATGTAACTTAGCTAACCGTTGCGCCGTCCAGCTAGATTGCGTAAAGGGCAAATCAATATCGTGATCAATATACTCGCCATTATCTTGGCCGCGATAATAAGCCGACTCGTAAGGGGTAAAGTCGGTTGGTTGATAAAAGCTATCGGGGTCAACAAAAGTGCCACGCACAGCATTACACAGTTCCGAACGTGAAGTATAAGGACTAATATCAACATCACCGGCACAGTCATCTTCGGTGAGGGTTAATACCTCTGGCCCCTGATACACACCAGCATACAGCTGGTATTTACCACCAACATACACCTGCATACCTGCACCAGCGGTTAGCATTTTTTCTAAAATAGAAGCTGGGCTAGCGTCTTGGGTATAAGTACCATTACAGCTATATCGGCGCTCCCACTCATCTGTTTGATACTCGACAAACTCATCGCTATCGTGGGCAGCTAAAGCATAAGTAGGTAAATCAATTTCAGTTTCTGTAGCGCCAACACCCGACTCAAAACGAGTATAATCAAGCACGCATAAAGCCCAATTATCAGTCCATTGCCAAGTATTAGGATCATTAAATCTATGGGTACCCGAGCCACCATTACTTGAATCCAATCTAGGGTCGTATACCGGCTTGCCCCTTACCAGCGCTTTGATGTTAGGTACACCATTAGGGAACACATCAACATCATATTTTAAACGAACATACAGATAAGTAACGCCATGGCCAACATGCTTACTGGTCCATGCGCTGCAGTCAGACAGCAATTGGCTATCAGCAGCAGTCTGATCACCTAAATGCGGTTTAATTCTCGCGTGGCTAGCAAACTTACTTTTAATACCACCACTAATAGTCCAAGCAACTTCATCGCCAAAATACACAGTTTCAATCGCATCACAGCGATGGCCAGCAAGTGCAATAACTAAATGTAAAAACTCGTTATCTGTACCGGTTTCTTCGGCAAAAATAAGTGGACCAGACACCATGGCACGGCCATATACCCCACGCCTTGGTTCGGCAGGGCTTCTTAACATTTGCTGCTGCGCATAAGCCTCATTACTGAAGCTGCCTGCACCAAATTCAGGGGTAACGGCATAGGTCAACGCCGTTGCTGCAACACCAATGGCAATGGCCGCCGCAGTAGACACCACACCAGCTGCCGCAACACCTGCAGCAACGCCAACGATTACTGGCGGCATGGCAACCTCCATCCATTAGTCACTAACCGCATCGGCACTAACATCACCCCCTCATAGGTCATTACCCACACCCCATGCCCAGCAACAATACCCAAAGCTGGCTCGCTTCTAGGTGGTGAAACCAAAGCAATATCCCCTCTTAATAACAACAAGGGCGCGATGGATTGCCCTAGGTAAGCTTGTGCAACTGCGTTAACATTTTTAAAGCCATTTTTAGCTAATAATCGCTTTGCCCCCAATGCAGTTTTATATCGCCCACGGAACGAGGCCGCCATGTCATCATTACTGTTCATTGCAATCCAATTGGCCGTAAACAAGCAGCAATCTAGCTGGCCCCAACTGAATGGCTTATTTCGATATTGTTGAATAAATTGCTCAAGTAAGGTCATGGTTAGTTACTTCTGCTTTTTAGAACCGACACTGCGCCCACCACTGCCACCAGATCCACCAACCGCCTTACCTGGTACGCCCCAATGAATCTCTTTTTCGGCCATTTGCGACACAAATTCAAAAAACTTGTCATCACCATAGCGGGCTTGTTGATCGGCATGGGTATAGCGAGAATTACGCGGATTTTTCCAGTCAACACCACGGCTATTTAAATCCAATTGAATTGTCGAAGGATTGCCCACACGTACATGCATCACATCCATGCGGCCTGCAAACAAGGTGTCTCTGGCGACAATCTTGCTGTAAGGATCAAGCGCGGCTAAATACAATGCGCCTTGACGGTTTTGATACTTTTCACCTAACGCCACCGCAAGCAGCTCTTGCGGTATGCCTGATAAGGTAAAACGTAAACGATGGGGTTGAATCTTATTACCCTGGCTTACCGCACCTACTTTGCCCAGCACACCAGTGCCTTTAAATACTTGGTCTTGCCAAAGCGCATCGCCCACGCCACTGTGACAACGCAACCAACCGGACTCAAAATCAAGCTCGGTCATTAAAATTGCGCTTATATCGCTACGACGTAGCCACTGCTGCATTTCAAAACTGGCAAATTCAATCATGTGTTCACGTCCTCAATAAACGTTAAACTCAAACTGGATAACACCAACTTTTTAGACGACCGCCTCCCGCCTTGGTCGTCATCCTTGAGCATCATCACCGAACTGGCTTTATTCACGATAATGGCTGAGCCATTTGCGGGGGCGTAACGAATGGGGGCTTCTACCTGTAAGGTGCATCGGCCTGTTGCGTTAGCTATGGCATCGGCAGTCACTATCACGCGCTGCAAACCCATTTGGCAGTAATCACCGGTTTTGAGAAATAAACTAGATGGTGTGCAGCCACGAATGGCAATTTGGCCGCCCACTTGGCCAGCACCATCAATAACAGGGTTGCCACCAGCATTGCCTCGCGGTGAAGCAAATGCATGGTCCCACAATTGGATGCGACCGCTTGGACCTCGGAGTTGAGTAATTAACGCATGTAGTCGAGCGCCTTGATCACGGCTTAAATTGGCAAAACTCAACTGCGCCTGCCAATAAGCGCCAGGCAAACTTAAGGTTTGCACGCTGCCATTAAAGGGATTACTAAACACTTGCGTACGTGGCACTAAACGCCAGTCGCATTCGGTAGGAAATATGTCAGAAGGAAACGTCAGCATAGCCAGTCATACAATGGGTTATGCCCCAGTATGACCGGCCTGTTAATCAAAACGGATTAGAAAGGTTTCGGGAAGTAGGTATTAAAGTTTGCAACTTTCAGTGAATTTTTCATCATAAATAGATTTATATTTAATCTCTATATTTAGACCTTTAAACTCTGAGTCCATAAGGTCTATAAATGCATCTTGCTCTTTATGCTTGGAGCATGAAATCAACCACACATTTTCATTTGGTAAAATTGAACAGTTTCTGGCTGGAATACCAAAATGAAAACTAGGATTATTTAGCAATGGGAATAATTTTATATAATCTTTTTTGTGTAAATAAGAACTTTTCCCTGCTTTTGAAATAATACTTTCCGTCAAAATTAGAGGTCCTACACCTTTGTTTATAATGCAAATACCTATTTTATCACTGTGGGAAGACAGCGTTATTTGAAAAGATAATATTGGTTTGACTGTTAACTTATTATGCTTCCTTGTTACTAGCCCTTGCCAAATGGTTGCAAATAAAGCGAGCAAGGCTATAAATATCGATGAAATAGCAATAATGATTTCAGGGGTCATCCAATATGGCATATCACAATCCTTTGTAAATTAATGATTAAATAAGATATCGCTATCTAACAACAATTACAATCACCCACCTGCATGCCACACTTCGCCACGATTATTTAAATCATCAACTACTGCGCTTTTGGTCATGGCCACTAGCTGCGGTAGCACATCTTCTAGCGTCTGAGCATCAGACTGATTACTCACCACTATCGTATTATGCTGTTGAATGTTTAATGGCTTACTGCCCGAACCGCCTGATGCGGATGTGTTCATGGCGTTCATTAATGTTTGTTGTTGCTTGCGGGTATACACGGTTTCACCGCCATCTAGCAAATAAGTCCCCTCACGTGGAATGGTGCCACCACCATGAAACTTACCAATAATCATGGGTAACAGAGCCATAGCCGCCATCATGGCAGCCATCCCCGCCATAGCACTGCCACCAAACGTGGCAATAGATGAGGTAGCAGCTGCGGGTGCCATTGATGCTGTCACCGATGCGCCCGTGGTCGCTGCGGTTGTCGTTGCAGTGGCGGCGGTACTGGCCATAATGGTTTTGTCTATTGCTGCCATCGCGACTTTCTTTACACCAATTTCAACTAAACCTGCTATCACAGATTTAATCGCACCTTGAGTGATTTGCTTCATTGCATCACCAAAGTCTTTTGACTCAAACAGCGCATCTGCGGTGGCACTGCCAATACCGGCAGCAAAGCGGTCAAAGGTTTCAGACCACATAGCATCAAATTGACTGGTGATGCCGCCGTTTATACCACTCATAGCCTCTGCATGGCGTTGCTGCTCAGCCTCAATAAGCATGTTTATTTGATTACGTTTAAGCGCTTCTGATTCTGGGGTGTTATCAAGCTCAGCAGTTAATATGCCCATATTTTCGCTATGGTTTTGCTGCTCACTAAAACGAGGATCTAAACTGCCACGCAATTGCTCAAACTCACTGGGTTTGGCATATTGCTCACTGAGAGCATTTAACAGTTGCTGGCGCTTTTCTAACGGCACATTAGCTTGTTCAAAATAGGTTTTTAACAGTCGCTCTCTGGCGGCCATTTCATCTTGGCCTGCAGTAACAGGGTCAAGAATGGCCAATAAACTCTTAAGTTGTTTTTGCTGTTCATCAATAGCATCGCCAGCGACTTTTGCAGCATTGGCACTGGCTTTAGTGGCATCTAAATCTTTGGCTGCTTGTAATAATTTAGCGTTGATAACGGGATCAAGATTTTTAAGCGATCCATGCTCAATCTCATAACGCACTTTGGCCGCTTCACTCACTTCACCAAACAGTATTTTTTGCTTGGTTAAGTTATCGAGTAATTGCTGCTGTTCTTTGTTTACTTGTGTTGTAGCGCCACCTTGTTGGGTCAGTTCTGGCAAACCAATATTGAATAACCCCTGCTGCTTTTGGCTGGCCACATCGAGCTTATCATTCAACTCTTGTGCTTTTTGCTTCAATAAAGCCAGCTTAGTTTGATTCTGTGCCAATTGCCCTGGGCTAGCATAAAGGTCTTGGGTACCTATATTGTTAATTTCGGCATTGGTGGCGATTAACTCCTGGCGTAAACCTTTCATCTCGGTGCTAAGTACCCGCATTTTACTCTGGCGTTCAAGCTCAGTGAGGGCTTGATAACGACTAACTAAGGTTTCAACTTCGGCACTTAATTCTCTGGTGGGTTGCTTGGCATTTTTGGCGCTCATCGCAAAATACGCAATACCAGCTGCAGCCATTAACGCAACACCAGCAGGGCCACCCGCTAATGCTAAAGCTCCGGTTAATGCTCGTGATGCCACCGTCGATTGTGTTGTCGCAACGGTTAGCGTTTCACGTGCAGCCGCTAATCTGGCTTCTGCTACTACAGCTTGCCCTGCGGTTAATACCGCACCGCGTTGAATAGTGGCTTTTTGCAATTCGGCTTGTGCCGCTGAAATGGTCGATAAACGAGACAACTGAGCCGCACGAGCAGCGGCTATCAAACTTGCGGTATGGGTTACCCCTGCTTGGGTTGCACGGGTTAACGCTGCCACCATAGCAACGCCAAACACTTGCTGTAATAAATCAGCGTTATCAGTCGCCCAAATCACCCCATCAGTAATGGTGGTTAAAACAGGGGTTAAACTGTTATTAATTGGGCTTTCAAACTTAACGATAAGCTGTTGATAGGCATTTTTCATATCACGGGTTTGCGCGCTAATGTTAGCTGCAGAGGCTGCGGCAGCACCATCATATTCGCCTAACGCTTTAATCAAGGTGTTACGTAAAAAATCTGCTGTAACCTTGCCATCAAGTACCATTTGCCTAAAACCACCCGCAGGCAACTGGGCGGCTTTATCCATTTTATTGAGCAGTCCAGGCATAGGCTCAACAATCTGATTCAGTTCTTCTGCACGTAAAATAGGTGATGCTAAACCTTGTGATAAACCATACATGGATTGTTTAAGTTGCTCAGTGCTTGCACCTAATGAAGATTGGGCATTACTAAATCCTTCTAAAAGCACCCTAGCTTGAGCCTGGGTTACCAAGCCCGCATCTTGTAAGTTTAAAAGTGCGGCATAATTATCCGCCAAAGGGATCAGCTCTTTATGGTGTTCACGGGTTAACTGCATTAAATACTTTTCGTTATTTGCATACGCTGCAGTTGAACCCGATAAGCTTTGTAAGCGGGTACGAACGTCTTGAAACGCGGCTAAGTCTTGGGTGATTTTTTGGCCAAGGTTAATCGCCGATAATCCAGCAAAGGCACTGATAGCCAGTTGGCCCATTTGCCTAACCGATTTTGATGTCATCGATGCTTGTCGGTCAATTTGCGTCAACCCTACAGAGGCTTGCTTACTCGCACCTTGGGTGCGAATTAACGAGGTATTTAAATCTGACACCACCGACTGAGTATTTTTAACCGTACCAATAAGCTGCTTACCATCGGCAGATAAGGTTAACGCCAGTTTTAAATCGCTCATACATCATCACCTTGCACTAACATGAATTGACTACTATTGATGGGGTTAAGGCACTAATTAAGCGGACGGTCATTAAAAACAGCAGTGACGGTATGGGCAATTAATCGCAGCTTTTGGTAATCTTCTTGGTTGCTCACTCGTCCTGACATTTCAGCATCAGCCTTAACCGCTGGCACATCTAACCCCATGCAAACAGCGCCGTTATAGCGCAGTAAATCTTGCACTTGCCACCACCAATCAAGTGCGGCTTTATGCTCTTGCCAAAATGCCACGGGGTTATCGGCTATAGTTGCGGTTGTTTCTATGCCTAGCAGGCGCATTTCAGTTTGTAATTGCTGTTGTTCTGTCGCTGAACTTTGGGGGCGAGCATATAATTGGCGCACCCCATCCATTAGTTTTTTCTTGCGCCCTCACCGCTATTGGCTGCACGGTAGGCATAAAGCAATGCATCAGTAAATGGTGCGTGTTGGTACAATGCTTGGCGGTTTTCTGGTGTGTCGGCTAACTCGCTACCATCCGCACTTGCTATGCCACCAAAGCCCGCCATAATGGCATCAAATAACACCTTATTACCCTGGTTAAGTTTCTCCATATAGTCATCAACCGGCAGCAACACTAAATCGAAGCTAATCGCCACCTCTTCCACTTTGCCGCCATCAGACGACACTTTAATTGTGCCAGGCCACTGCTTAACTTGGCGAACGGGGGTAAACACAAACATGAGATATCCTTATTTACTGGTTAACACGTCAACATTGCCAATGGGACGCACTGGAATTTCGTAGGTTAAAATACCATCTTGATCACCATATTCGGCGCGACCAAGCTGCAAGGTTTGGGTACTAAAGCCCACCTGATTTGTTGCTGCACCATGGGTAAATGAAAAATCCACCACCGAGGTATTGGCAGCAAATGGATCAAAGCTGTCAAAGTCGGCGGCTTCAAATACTAATTTCCCGCTAGGTTGAAAGTCAGTGATAATCACCTCTTCATGGCCCACATATTCTTGATGCACAACTTGATTGCCTTGGTCGTATTCAAAGCTGATCAGCTTGATTGCGCTACCGTCTAAGGTACACGCAGAGTTAGCCGCACCCACTTTGAATGGGGTTTTCCAAGCGGTAAAGTCGGTTGCCGGCATAACGGCGCTGGCAACGGGTACAAATAGCCCCGTAAAGCTGAACATCATCTTAGGAAAATCTTTTGCTTTAGCTTCTAACTTTACGCTGCCACGAGCGCCAACAATGGCATGTAATGCGCCATCCAAATAAAAATACAGCGTAATTGATGCGGTACTGGCTTCATCTATGGTTTGTTCTACCTTATCGGCTTTTACGCTTGTATTACGTAAACAACTGGCCAGTAACTCACTGTAAGCCGGTGGTGTAATCACGGTACCACTGCCCGCCCAGTCAACACCAAATTCAAGGGTTACATAGGTTTCTGTGGCAATTTCAGCGCTGTTACCCAATTTGCCGTCGTCATAATCTAGTGCGGTGTTTTCGCCAGCTAATGGGGTTATGTTAACTTCACGGCCTAGCAGCGCTTTGGCTGGTTGTGCAGCAGCTATGGCGTCGACGCCATAGGTTTGCTCACTAGCAAACACCAATGCTTTTTTAGTAAATTTACGAGCCATCATTATCTCCTAGCCCTTTATGGGCGGTTTGCATCTTCGGTGTATTCAGTCACAAAGCGGTCAAGCCAGGCCACGTAACTGTTACCCAATTTCAATAATCGCCCACCAGCTAATGCAAGTGGTTCTAACTCGGTAGCAGGCGCCCAGCCAAATAAGCGATCACGAACTTGCTGCCTCAGCGGTGTCAATTTTCCGTGCTGGCCATTCACATTAGCCATCACGCAAATCACACCAATTTCTAATTGCAGGGTTTGTAAGTAAGGGCCACTACCACGCACATCAGGCTTGGCATTTTCAGCAAGTTCAATCACGTATAGCTTAGGTAAACGATTAGTTTTCTTGTCATCAAGCGCAGACAACTGCAGTAACCCTTCAACGTCAACCCAGGGGGCATTCTCTGGCGTTAGGCGAGTTTTAAGCACATCCACAATGTCTAACATTTAAATAAACCCTTTGCTTTTGTCCCTGGCAAACACGCTGCCCTGGCTCTGCATTTCAGGTAAATCCATGCTGGGTGTCACACTGCCGCTATCGCTTAGTCCTAGGCTGATTTGCCCCATCGACACTTTTTCTAAAAAGCGAATAGCATCAGCCTGACGTTGATTAACTTGCTCATTGGCTTGGTCGTCGTACAAACCATAACGGGCCATATCACAACATAAGCGTGTGAGCACAATCGGTGGATTGGCTAGTGGCAAGCCATAACGGCCAACGAGGTAGCCATCAATCAGGGCAGATGCATCAGTTAAGGCTGTCACCAGCATAGCCTCGACCACTGCTCCGGCTTGGCCATCACGATCTGTCAGTAGGGTTAATTCATGCTCACCAAATCGTTGTAGCATGTCAGTGGTTGAGGCATAGGCCATTACTGTGCGCCTGCTGATTTAGCGGCATCTGGTGCAAGGCTATTTGCCAAGTGTGCTGCCCATAAAGCATCACGCTCGCCTGCACTAATCGGTCTTTGCATTAATGCTTCTAATGCATTGCACTGTGGCTTACCGCTTGCTGTAAAATCGTCAGCGCTTTGTTGATTCAATTTCGTCACGGCATCAGCAAAGCTTATGCCGCTAACCACTGCTGTTGCTGCCACGGTCCCTTGCGATAATGACGGTTCACTTGCTTGGGCAACGGAGTCATCAATTGCCACCACATTAAGGCGTGGATCGGTTTCAAGTTGCGCCAACTGATCAGCGTTAAAGGTGTCGGGTTGAAAGCGATTCTCGCCTTTATTAAAGGCCATACCTGCACGGCGGTAACCAGTATGTGCCAGACAGCTAATAAGTAACGTTTGGGTAATAAGACGTTTCGACATTTCATGTTTTCTCCCAATCAATCAAAAAGGTGGCAGGCCAGCACAACGGAACTGGCCTGCCATTGCGTTATAACTGCGGCACCACTAATAACTGGAATTTGCCCTTAAGTTCGTTTTGCACCGTAGTGCCATTTTCATCAATCAAGTCACGTTCTAAAATCTTGCGTGCGGCTTGCTCAAGTGACGCCGGTACCACTAATAAGTTAGGACGAATTTTTAAGGTTTTACCTCCATCACGGGTAAATGCGGTCATCTTTTCGTAGCTGTCCCACAAGTTGCTGGCATTCAAGTCGCGCTGGTTAGCAAAGGCCATTTGCCAAAAACCAAAGCCAGCTTCGCAGCGCATGTCACAACCAAACTGAAACTCGTTTTTAGTCCAAACCGCAGGGTCAGTGGGGTTAAACAAGGTGTTTAAATCCAGTTTGCGTCGCTCTTGAAAAATCAGCGGTTTAAGTGGGCGGCTGGTATCGAGTAAAAACCACGCTTTGCCGGTGTAAGCACCATCAACCACCATATTGGGTGTTGATACATCGGCACCAGTCGCGTCGTGCTTGGCATTCACTGGATGGTCTGTGTCAAAAAAGTTCTGCCCGTCATAGCATGCTGTGGTAAATCCATCAGCAAGCAACTGAAACACTAAGTCATCGGGAAACTCTTGGCCTTCCTGGGCGAGCATTTGCACCATAGGCTTGTAAGTGCCGACGGTGTCGTCTTCAACATCTTCGCGACTAATGCCAATGGTGTTTTCAAAGGTGCGGTTAGTGATTGAATAGCCGTGCTCTTTAATCGAGTTAATCACACGGTCGCCAATCCATTCACGAAACGCTGGCATAGAGCCTAACCAGCCATAGGTGTTCGACTTGGTATTGCTTGGCACTACGCTGGCCACTTGCAAATATTGCGGCTCAACATTCACCAGTGCGTTTTGAAACTCCATGCGCACCATGGTGCGTAAGGCTTGTAAAGACGGGGCATTAATTGCAGCCATTAGTTGTGCTCCTTATCGCTTGCTTTTGCTTTGGCAAAGTCGTCGTGCGACATGCCCCAAGCATCAGCCATTTGCTTTTCATCAGCCGTTAATGCGGCCAATGGTGATTTATCAGTAGGTTTATCTACCGTGGTGGTTTGCTTAGTGGTTAAGGCATTAATCGGTTGGCGACCATCTAAGTGGGCAGACAATGCAGCCATACCTTGTTGCTTGCCTAAAGCTAATAAGTAGTCTTGCTCGCAGGCTAAAATGCGGCCGTCATCAAGGGCCGTTTTTACGGTTTGCTCAATGGTGAGTTTGCCGTTTTCAGCGGTTAAGCTCACCAGCTGTTCGCGCATGGCGTTATAGGTCGCAGCAGGTACAAATTGACTTAAATCGGGGCCGCCATTGTTAGTCTGTGTGGCGCTTAAGGCGACCAGTTTTTGGTTTAAACCATCAACACTGTCTGCAGTGGTTGTCAGTTCATCAAGGGCGGCAAGTGCTGCGGTTTGCAGTTCTGGGCTTAGCTCTGCAGCATTGGCATCAAACTCAATGCCAAGTTTGGTTAATAGCGATTGCAATAGTGGATTCACATGCAAGTCCTCCGGTTGGGTGATAAGTTCTTTGGTAGAGAGAGCAGCCATTGATGACTTAGTTTGGGCAAATAGCCCTAAGCCAATAGCAGCGTTTAGCTGCGCGCAAAGCGTCGCTAATGGCAACATGCCATCAACACCTGGGCGATTGGTGAGTGCAGCAGAATGGATATATTGTGGCCGGCCGGTATCGGTGTCATAACCGAAAACCAACGAGAAGTATTTGTACTCGCCAGCGCTTAAATAGGCGGTTGCGTTATCGGTAAAGCGCGGCTTAATAAACAAGCCTTGGCCCTGACGATATTGCACATCATCGATATTAAACCAACCAGCTGCAGGTGCCGGTTGGCCGTTTTTATCTTTGTTGAGGGTTTGGTGTTCGTAGTCAATAACCAGATCACCGGCTTGGTGTGGGGTGTTGGCTTTTAGCGCAGTAAAGGCGATGGTATCCATCAACCATTTACCGGCTTTTACATCGCTGGGGCGTCCATCTACTGCCGCAAACTCACCATCAGGCAATGCCTGGATATAACCATCGGCATTGGCCGTAGTGATATCAAAGGTTAACTGACTGCTAAGGGCGGTAAGCTGAAACATAAAGGCACTCTCAATAACATTGGAGTGCCTAGGATGCGAGATTTACTGATTTGAGCGGATTGGAAAGGTTTCGGGAACCGTAAATTGGATTACACACCCTACTTTTAGGACTTTTTCTCAACTTTGGGAGGGGTTACTTTTGGCATCGGTGGTGGATTCTTCGCTGGTTGTAATCCCCTATCAGTATTTGGAAGAATCCTCGATGGCTGAGGGATATATTGTGGTGATTTGTGTTGATTATTGTCTGACATATGATCATCCTTGTTTGTAAAATGTTTCAAAATATTGTCTTGCAAGCTCTTCAGCTTGGTCATGCAATTTCCCATCAGTTGGAATCGTTGTTTGAATATGCTTTTTGAGCGATTTTTGCTTTAAAGTACGTATATCAAATCTAGCTTTATTTATTTCAGATGAGGTTAATTCTCCAGTTGAAATCGCATGCCATTTAAACTCCGCTTGAACCATTAACTCTTCTAGCTCATTCAACAAAGCAGAATAAGCTTTTATTCTATTTTTGTATGGTAAAAATGGAAGTACTGCCGTTATAACTTGTGAAGTTGCAATGATCCCTGCCCATATCAAAGAGAATTGATTCCATATAGCCCACGCTCCAATACTAGAACTTGAAGCAACTGCTAGTACTATTTTTATAAATCGATCATAACTTTCTGATTGTTCAAGTTTTTTTCCAATAAAACCAATATGCACCTTGAGCTGATAAAGCTCTATCCAATACTGTGATTGTGTCAAAGAATATCCCTCAGATAAATAATGTTGCACCACATCAACAATGATTTGTGCAAATAGCATATTACCAATGTAATTTGGATAATACTTTTTCTTGGTATTCCACAACGACTGATTCAAATCTATCATAACTTCCACCAAACAAACCTGCAGTTAATGGTGGCCAATTATTTTTATAGCTTTCAGCATCATTTTTTATTCTGTCAAAAGCACTATTACGATTAGTACCAAATCGACCTTGTTTCCATCCAAAACGTCCTATTGGTCCCCATGCACCTGAACCATTTTGCATACCAAAGTCTGCAACAACTAAAGCAAGAAACACTTCAAAATCATCAAAAATTGATTCATAGCCTTTACCTAAAAAAAATAAATTATCTAGCTCAGGTTGTAAGAGCTTAAAAAGATACTCACTAATAGGAGTATAATTTCGCTCATGGTCAGGAAGACGTTTAAATGTATCAATTAGTTCACTTATAGCATTCGCTAGCCTTTCAATAAAAGATACACTTTTATTGTCATAATCTGAGGAAGGTAATTTTGTAAAAAACAACTCGGCAAGACTCTTATAATTTTTACTTTCTATTGCTGCAATACCTGCGCTGTAAGTCATTAAAATTAAAGGATACCATCTTAGATTGACCCATATCCTCAACCCATCTTGAGACTCAATCAATCTATCACTCATTCTTAATGCTACTTTAGATAGCACACTAAACTGATTACCATTTGCCCAATGAGATAAGCAAGCCATTATTGCTGAAATATCTTTTGTATAAGTTTCATAAGACGCTAATCTTTCAAATAATTCAATATCTGAATACTGTCCGGTTCTAGTAAAGTTATCCTCACTGGTTAAAGATAGAAAATCTCGAACCTCTTCTACAGCAAAATCATGAAGTTTTATCTGAGTTTTATCCGAAGAAATTAATTCTTTCACGTATTCGATTTTGTCATTCGTTGTTCTATTTTTTATAACTTCGTTAACATAAGGAATAGAAATTAATTCATCATTATCCACTGTTCCATCATTTGATTGGCTATTCCCGTTTGGTACGAACCAAATAAAATCCCCATCCCCATCAAATTGACCGTAGTGAGGTGTTTGTTCGGAATTTAAATCATTGGAAACCTTAGTATATACATATGACATTAAGCCTGTACCGGTAATGACTCCAAGTTCATTGGCAGCCTTACCTCTAAGGCCTTCGATAAAATGCCCTGTAAATACAGAATGACCAGAAATTGGACCACCTGAGTCAGACACAGTTTCATCAGCCTTGCCTGCAGTAATTACTTGTCGAGAAAATCTTTGATACATATCTCTTAAAAATCTACTACTACCTGGTTTTAAGTCACGATTTACAGCTAGACCACCATAACAAGCATCCATGACAAATAAGATATGTTTCGCTCTTATTAAATCTGCATTTCTCGTGAGATCATCCCACCGAATAAAAGTAGAGTAATCATCCATATCTGCGTCATGAGGAACTAAATAACCAACATCTCCTCTAACTCCACTTTTCGTGTGTCCATGCCCAGCAAAGAAGACAAATAGACGATCATCAACTTTCACATCATCATTTGAAAAACGCAAAAACGACTTCATAATAATAGATTTTGTTGCATCTTTATCCGTCAATATAATGATGTTTTCATCTTCAAAACCAAGCTCAGCAACTAAAATTTGCTTTACCTCAGTCGCATCGTTAACTGCATAAGCAAGTGGAGAGGCATTTTTATACTGATTTATGCCTATTATCAACGCCCTACTTGTTTCATAATTTTGCTGAAGTATAAATTTAAGATCTCGCACTTAAGTTTTCCTTTTAATGCTTCTAGCTGCTAAAAATACTTTCACGAATCATTTTAAATATTTTTAAGTTGAAACTATAGAATTTCAGTTTAAAACCCGTTTAAATCTATGCTAATCCGTTTAACTCGTTTTTAGTCATACATCAGGGAGTGTTTGATACTTGCATTCGTTACAGCTTGTTTAAGGCAGTCATCTTCGATGACTGGTAAATAGAGTGCTTTGCAGTTAGGGCATTGGTGACAACAATACTCAGCAATGCATAAACGATGGCCCAGGAAATTGATATTGCTAAAATTCCTAGTAAGAAAGGAGCGAGCACAACGGCATCGGCACCGCTTTTTAAGAGTTTGAATGTAAAAATGATAAAGCCAAGCAACACCATTCCATGGATAAATGAACTGAACGAGCTCAATGAGCCACCAACGCTCACTGCCGATTGAGCTTTGTCTAAATCAGCTTGAAATCGATGCGTTGTTTTATCTGCAGTTTGCTCAGCTGATGGTTGATTGTCGGCAGTGCAGTTTAATTCAGCACTGTTTAACTCGGTAGGGTCTTGAGGTAAGGCAATTTCTTTGGCTGGTGTGTCCATACACGGGATCTTCCATAAGATGACTGGTTAAGAGTAAAACTTATCAACTAATGGACGAGAAGACAATAAATCAATGCTAATCAGTAACCTATTTTAGTTATTTAAAGAAATAACAGCCATTACATTAGCGCTCGTCTTAAGTGGCTTTCTACTAGGTCCAGAATGTCTTGCTGTTCAAATGGCGCTATACCCAAAAACGGCCTTGCCTGAATATCTTGATTGGGGAACATGCTAAATGGGCTTGTGGTGCCACCAAAGTGTTGCATGGCGGCGTATTCTTGATTGCTGCCGAAAGCTAAACCGTTGCCGTTAAGTTGATAATGTAAGGTATCGGCTAAGGTACCTTCTTCGGTGAGTATGCGGTCGGTTCGGTGTTTACGAGCAAGGGTGGTACTGCTTAATGGCTCCCATGGGGTGCCGTCTGGGGCTTGTTGATCGACAAAGCGTTGTTGATGGGTTTGCAGTAAGTACTCGCCGATATCTTGATACAAGGGCGACATGTCTTGGCCTTGTGCAAGTAGACGCTGCAATGCTTTGTTAAGTTCGCTCAGCCCCTTTGCTTCAACCTTTATGGATACCCCTGCCATTATTGAGGCTCGCTAGTTGTTGCACTATGCAAATCTAATGGCGTACTGACATAAAGGCTTTCCCACACTTCGGCAAAGTGCTCTAGTTCTCGGCCTTTTGCTTGCTGTTCGAGCGCTGTTATTTGGGCCGACTTTTCACTGTGGCTTAATTGGCTATTGTTAATCAGATTAAATGCAGCATCAACTAAGGGTGTTTGCTTACCCTGTTCTTGTTCTGGCTCTGCGTTCGCTTTGGCCAGCATAGCCGCTAGGGCCTTATCCATGATTAACTCCTTTGGTGAGCACTTGTTGTACTAGCATATCAAAATAGGCGGCGATATCAGCATTAAACTCGGCCAGTGCGCTGCGGTTTAACACCCAGGCGGCAAAGTGCTCGGCATGCCATTCATAATGATTATAGCCACTGTATTGGGTAAACCCACTTTTGATGGGAATTGGCGGGCTGCCCGCTTTAAAGTGTAACTGATGCCCTACTTCGTGTAGCCAAGTAATCACGGTGCCACTGTTATGTTTACCGTCGGCATAGGTTCTGGCAATACTTGATAACGAGAATTTAGCCCCACCTTGTTGATGAAACTGGCCAGCTAATGCCACCACTTGCCTGAGTTCGTTAACATCAACTTTATCCAAACTAGTCGACGCCGCGACTTTAACGTTGACATGATCATAAGATGAAGACGTAAAGCCCCAAGAACGTCGATAACTGTTAGCGGTAAATAAGCGCCGAGGATGGTATTTCTCATTTTGCAGATAGTCTTTTACCGTGCCCTCAATGGCTTTCGCGCCAGCGTTATTAACACCCATTTCGGCTTGTTTTAAGAATAGACTTTTCACCTTATACTGGGCTAAAAACTGGCCTAGCTGTTCAATTTGCGGCGCACTTTCAGTTTGTTTAATGGCATTTAATAGGGTGTTTAAACTGTCATTAGATACGCCTTTAACAGTACTAAAACTATTGGGTACGATTTTTTGTTGCGGTTGATACACTTTTTTAGTGCTAACTAATGCTTGCTGTTTTTGCTGATTAACCTCGCGCTTGGGTACATAGTCAAAACCTGGGTCTATCCCTTTAGGTACCTGATGCACTTCGCCGGTGGCTTTATTTAACCAGTCTCGGCTACCGTCGTGAGGTGCTTGCTTTAATATCAGCCCGCGCCGAGTCATCTCCGCCTGACTGACGCCGTAAACGCGGCATTTGCAGCCCCAACCGTTTGAGGGGAAGTGAGTATGCCACCATGGATCATCTTTGGATAAAGTGGTGTTATGCCATTTTAAATGCAGCTCTCGGGGATAACGGCTATCGCCATGGGCATAACGCCAATAGGCAAAGTGCTGCAGCTGCTCGTAACGACCGGCATTATAGCTTTGGCGCATATTGGTGTTGTAGATCACTCGCGCCCGCCAATCGGCTTTACCTGTATGCGACCAACCATGCTTGGCCACTATGTGGTTAAACTCTTTTTTAAACCAGGTAATCGATTTTCCTTCGCTAATGGCTGCGTCCACCGCGCGGCGAAAGTCATTGAGTAAATCAGCCTTCATGGCACCGGCTACCGCAAAGCTAGTGTTATGGGCGCTTTGCCAAATGTCACTCCAACGCTCACTGGGCAGATTGAGCTTTTGTTTAAAAAAGCCAATTTGCTCGTTAAACGGCAGTGAGCCATAGTTGGCTGTAGTTGCCATTAGCGGCCCTCGCTTACATCAAACTGCCCCGCTAAATCCGCCACGGCAAACGCTTGCTGCATAATGTCGCTGGCTTCATCGATGGATAAATCAAACTCAGCTAATGCTGCTTGCAGTACTTCAAGCGATTCGGCATTGGCAACCACTGCGGCGATTTGCTCAGTGTAGTTAGCCAGTACTGGGCGCATTTCATTTGCCAACTGTTCGGCCATGCTATCAAGCTGATGTTCAGATTCATCAAACTGCTGTTGCTCACTCAGCTTTTTAAGTCGGCTAATTTTATCTGCCGCTAAGGCTGCTAAGGCACTGGGTTTGTTATTAGCCGGCTCTGGCGAACGCGGTAATGCCTTTGCTTCTGGCAACAATACCGCCTCATTATTGGCAGGCTTAGGGATGCGGGTTTTTTCATGCAGCCAACTTTGTGGCACCTGCAACCCCATGCTGACTAATACTTTTAGCGGCTCTGCTAATCCGGCTAAGTCTTCGGTATCGGTAATATCAAATACTAAGCGCGGGTGACGACGTGGGCTTTGATAGCTCTTGCAGTTAAGCGCATATAACGGCGCGATTAAATCACGGGTTAAGGTTTCGGCTATTTGCGCCAGGTCTGAATCTCGCAGCTCCTGGCGTACTTCGTTGTGTACATTACCCAAGGCATTGGTTGAGCTTTTACCATCAGCTTGGCTGGTGAGAGTGCCACCTAAAATCACCTTACTCATGGTTTTTTCGGCCCAGGTGAACATCAGTTCAAACGGGTCGGCCTGGCCGGTGGCGGCACTGTGAAAGTCCATCACCATGCCTTTGGGCATAATGCCACCAGCATTGTGGCCAATGCTCATTACTGCTTGTAATAATGCGCGCTTTTCGTCATCACTGGCACCAGCTGGGTATTGGCCTATGCGCAGTGGCAAACCATAAATTTCTAAAAATTCGGCGAGATCACGCACGCTGTAATTTTTAAAGATGAATGGCCATACTAATTGGCGCACCAAGCCACCGCGACTGAGATAACCTGATTTGGCTAAGTGAGTATGCTTAATCCAACCAAAGGGCCATAGCTCAGCGCCGTTATGGGATGCATCACGTAAGCGCAGTTCGTTACGCCTTTCTGGGTGGGTCATAAACCATGTTGGATCACGGTATTCTGGTACCTCAACAAACCACTCTCCAAGTTCGCGAGTCCAACTAAGCTCGTGCAAGCTAAAGCCTTTTAAAATGGCATCACTCATTGATTTGATTAATGCCTTTATCCAGTTGCCCTCTTCGAGCATTTCTTGCAGGTATTCGGTGTCGGCTTTTTCTTGTGCGCTGGGGTTACGTGGTGGCACCAAAAAATAGTCCACACCAATTAAGGCACGTTTGCGCTTATCTAATTCGGCATATAAATGGCCGTCTTTTTCTTCGATATCTTCGGCCAGTTCGCATTGGGCAATTAAGTCACCTTGTTCGGCTGCTTGCATAATTTGTGCAGCCCTTGCTGGTGTTAAACCGCTTGATGGGTGTTGGCTAAAAGTGCGTTGCAAGCCAACTAAACGTACATCGTCAGTTTGCATGGCTTTAGCATCACGCTGCTTAAAAGGGCGACCTAAGTGATCAACTATTTTGGTGGTTCGTTGTTGCATTACCAGCAACCTCGTTGTGTTGTGGCGTCATCATCGTCATGCGGACGGGCATTAGGATTGCGATGTTCGCTTTTAGGAATGGGGGTAAATTCGATGGGCGCGCCGTCGAGGGTTGAGGCGTACACCATTAAAAACAAACTGATGGCGGCATCACCGTGGCGCTCTTTCTCTTGTCCGGTGCGCACGTCACCTAGGCATGGTGTGCCACGGCGGTTAATGCTTAATGCGCGTAAATCGGTGCCGGTGTCGTCGTCCCTTGGAATGGTGATCAATGCATCTTCAAAGTAGCTTTTAAAGCGTGGCATTTGCTCACGATAAAACGACTCCGACAGCATCACGCATTCAATCACTTCGGTGCCATATTTGTCCTGGGCGTATTCTGCTAAGGCTTGGCCATTACCGCGCGCATCCATGCCGCCGCCACGTAAACGCGGCAAGCGATCAACAATGTAAAACAAGATTTGCTCTTGCTGGCGAAAGGGAATGTTTTTTAACTCGACTTGCAGCTTAACGGTGAGGTGTAAGTCTTGGGCGAGCTCGCCCACATCAATGACGGTTAAGTCACCACTGCGGGCAAAGTCTTCACCAAATACATGAGGCCGTGAGGGATCTAACTTATCCAGTACAGGCTTTAATTCATCTTCACACCACTGCAGTATTTCTGCCGCGCGCAGGTTTTCTGGCCACTGGCCGAATTCATCTTTTTTGGCTAAGCGAACCACGGGGCCGCTTTGTTCAACACTGGCCATACGCGCTTCAATAAGCGCACGGTTTAAATAGGCGCCACCACCGGACTTAGGCACACAAAAGTATTCTTCAAGGGCGTCTTCTTCGGTGGCGGTGGCTTTAAGCAGTTTAGCTTTCCAGTCATCTTCGCCCGCTTGCAGCCACTTGATGCCACGAATTTGGCAAATACGCTGATATAAGCCTTCGTTACAGGCATCATCTAAGGTGATGCGATGAACGCTGTAGTCTTTTTTGCCTGCACGAGAATCATTAACAAGTTCGTTAAACAGGTTATCGGTGCCATTGTGGGTACTGATTAAGCGTACTTTTGCACCCCACATGGTTAACGCCAGCGCGGCCTTTAATACTTCGGCAAGGCGCTCATGGAATGCGGCTTCGTCGATGGTAACGTTACCTTGCATACCGCGCAGGTTTGAGGGGTTACTTGATAGCGCTTGAATTTTAAAGCCTGAGGCAAAGTAAATAGCAAAGGTTAAAATCTCTTTGCCGTCTTGGCCATCGTCGATAAAAATCTCTTCTTGAATATCGCCAGCGGCTTTATCAAACACCTTGGCCCACATGGCGGCAGCGTCGATAAACTCGCGGGCCATTTCTTTATTAGAACCGACATAAAAGTGATTGGTGCCACCTTGGCCACGTGCAGCCCCCGCGGTTAATGCGCCATCGGCCGCTTCAGCCCAGGTTAATCCTGTTCGGCGAGACTTTTCGGCAACTTTTAACTGCGATTCATCGGCTATCCAGCGTTTTTGATAACCTAACAACACCTCTTTGGGGTCAAACACACTGAGATAGCTTGCCTCCATTGCCGGATCAAATTGGGGTTTGCTAATACTGTGAGACTGAGTATTCACTAGGCGACCCCCAATATTTCACGCTTGAGTAGACTCACGGCATCTTTGGTGAGCCCTGCAGATTTGGCGACCTTTTCAGCGGCATTGGCGGCCTCATTAGCAAAGGCGGTGCGGATCTCTTTTTCGCGCTTATGGCTGGCCATGGCAGCAGATTCAAGACGCTGCACGGCTAACATGGCATCTTTAATCATGCCGACGTCTGCTGCTTCGTCGTCTTCGTTTAATAAGGCTTTAAACAGCTGTGAACGGGCCATTTCTAATATCAGTTTAGTGACTTCGCCGGTAGGTTTGTCGCCCAGTTCAGCGGTCCATACCTGAGTGATTTCGCGCATTTCACGCAAACTTTTACCGACCGCCTCCATTTTAGTGGCGTAACGATTTAAGCCAGTGCGCGACAGCTGTAGGTCGTCGGGCAAACCGGTCGCGTTTATCAGCTGATTAATTTCGTCGAGCAATTCAAGCTGGGTGATAGAGCCATCACGCAAGCCTTTATCTAAATGCTTACGGATAGATTCAGGCAGCAAATCGACTTTAGAACGACGGCCACGGGTTGGGTTGTCTGGTTTCACGTCGGCCATGATTAATCCCCTGCACTTGGACGCTTAATGCCTGGCACAAACGTGAGGCCATTAACCACGTCTTGACCACGTGATTTGAGCTCGGCGATAAGATAGTTTCCTTGGGTTTTAACACTCACTAAGCCCTGTTCTTCGAGCCAATAAAGCTGGGTTTTGATGGTGTCGTTACTCATTTCAACCCCAAAGCTGGCACAGGTATCACGCACCATAGAATGGTTGGCACCAAAACCGACCATGGCACTGAGGGCATTGAGAATTGAACGGCGCTGATGCTCGTTTTTAATATCAACTAACGACATTTGTTGTTCCTTTATTTACGGCGCTCTTGGTGAATACTGGCGCGGCTATTTACCACGCAATTCGTTTTCGGTGAGCATTTCGGTCATGCTTTGCAGCGATTTAAGTTGTGGGGCGATGGCAGTGAGCTGGCCGTTAACTTCGGCCATGCGTTTATCTAACTGGTGAAAGTCTTCTTTACTGGGTGAGTGCTCGGCAATGATCTCTAATTTATCGACTCGCTTTTCGAGCATGGATACTGAGTCCGTTTTGGCGTAGGTTTTCGCCAATGCCCAATTGGCGATAAGTAACACCAATGAGATCACTGCATAGATTTGCACCCAAAACTCTTTGATTAGATCAAACACGCCGACCTCCCGTTTTGATGCGCTGTCGGTGCTCAAAGTCTTGCTGGCAGCTCAAACAACGTAATGCATGACTGCGCTCTGCTTCGACGGGTTCAAGGCAGCCACGGCAGATGCCATTACCTTGCTCGGTTTTGTTTGACCTTGCACGGGCCACAGCGGCATCACGTTCCTTTTGTTCCATACTGCTTGCCCAGTCTTCTAATTGCATTTAGGCCCCTTTTTTAAACGCTGGCGGGATTAACTGGCCAAGACTCGACAGCAAGCCGGTGCCAGTTGACTTGCCCTGGCGCCATTTACCCACTTCACGCAGACCCATGTAAGTTAATAATGGTGAAAGCATCATCATGGCTAGGTCCCATTGAGCACCTTTGCCATAGCCAAACGCGGCTAGCCCTTCCATGCCCAACACGTATAAGCCGGTAACATAGCCAGACGATCTAGCCATAAGTGGCCGAGTGGTGCGCACGTAAGGGTCTTGGCTGTCATCGCCGTGCTGAATGGTGGCTTGGGTTTGTTGGTGAACCGTTGTCGTTTGCTTGGCTTCAATGCGCGCCAGTTCGACTTCGCATTCGCCAGCGACTGTTTTTAATTGCACTAAATCTTGCGGTGACAATGCCGTTAACGCTTGGTTTAACGCTTGCTGTGGGTTGGATTTACCGCTGGCAATATCGACTAGATCAGCCACTTTATTTGCCGTTTTCGATTTGTCGTCATCAAAAAAACTGCCCAGGTTACGGATTAAATCCGGTCCTGTTTTTAACAAGGTTGAGGCAATGGCCGTAAGGGTAATAGGGTCCATGAGTTATCCTTTATCGTTGGAGTTAATGCGGGCTTTGGCACGTAATACATGAGTGAGTGTGACTGCTTGCCAACCCAGATTAAAATAGCTTTGACGAGTTGAATGATGGCTATATAAGGGCGCTACCGTTGCCACATCACTAGGCTGTTTTGCCGCGAGTTCTGCCCGAATACGCGCATCAAAGCCATCTTTGGCACATTGGCGATGAACCCGGTTTTGAATCCGCTTTGGCTGGGCGTTGGCAATGGGCGCATGATTAACCGCGCTTTTAGCCTGATGATGGTTGATGAAGGCCATTAGCTTGCATCCATCTTGCCAGTGGCAAGCACGCGCGCATGACGTTTAGCGCGAGCTGGGGTTTGCTTAACCCATAGACTGTCTAATGCGTGAGTCTCAGCCTCTTGCCAGCGTTCAGCTTTTAGTGCCGCAAGCATGTTTTTAAACTCTGCCAGCCCATCCACACCTAACTGATATGCCATTGATATCAAAATGGTTTGACGCGCTAAATTGCAAGTGGCAAAAGCTGAGGCAATATCAGGGTGAATGGCGACAGCATCAATCAAAAATTCAATATTGAACGTTAGCCATGCTTGGCCAACAGGCTTAGGCAGGCAGAATTGATAAACACTTAACGGTTGGTTTTTAGCGCCAATGCGTTGGCCATAACCTACTGTGGGATACCCCTCACTGCACAAATACGGCTTCGCCCGAAAACCTTCTTCTTTTTCTAGCAAATCAGTTGCATCAGACACTAATTTAAGAGTGAATTTACTGACAAAATCAGCAGGTATTTCAGTATGGATAGGCATAAAAAAACCGAGATAATGAACGTTATGTCATTGTCTCGGTTTAGTGGGTTTTAGCGGATTGGAAAGGTTTCGGGATTAGGTTGAACGATGGGACTAGTACTTCGTCATGGTCTTAACATAAACAATAACCAAATATAAATATCAGTCATTATAAATAACATTTTTTCTACTTTATTTTTAATGGCAGTTCGATTGAAAGGAGAGACCTCATTTCCTTCAATACCTCTAATTTTGCAGCTTTAAATCTGTCCTTAAAACCTGAAGCTATATTTCCATCACAAGAGCTACTGAGCATTTTTCGAGATTCGATGAACACTCCATGTACTTTTTCATCCAAGGAAGCGGGTATTAACACACGGTTTGCATGATAAAAATCAACTGAATCTTGAATAGTAATATCATATAAATTCCACCCCTTGATTGAAGATAAATTATCAGCACCATTTTCTAAATCTAAAAGTCTTGAATATAGGCCTTTTAATGCATTAGCTTGTTGCTCAAATATTCCACCATAAGAGATTTGTAACCGTGTATTTTCCTTTTGCAATGTTGCTTTGAATGCCTCAACATTTTTAGCCAAATAATTATTAATGATTGATTTGAATAAGAAACCTAAAGCTCCCATTGCAATAGTGTTTGACACAATCGCAACCGTTATAACATCCACAATATCTGAGTTCATTCATACCTCTAAAACATTAAACACATGAATATACTTAAAAATTTATTTTAAAACATTCCAACTCCAGGGGACTTTTGCCTTAGCAAATATTATTTACTTGAATAATCCGAGATATTATTTCGATAATATTTTTATAATCCCCCTCAAAAAACTCACCTCCTTTGTGATATTCTTTCAGATCTTTATGTATTCTTTGCTCAACGATAAATGGGTCGACTGTTCTCCAATACTTTTCAACTATAAACTCAGCTGGAATACCCATTTCTCTTGATACTTCCTTTGCTCGCTCATCGGGATTTCTGGCGGTAAACCCAACTTTAAATATATCTTTCATCATTGAATTAGATAAGATATAAATAAACCCAGATTCAGCCTGTACATGTTTAAGCTCGATTTTTAAACTTCTAGAGATTTGTTGGGTCTCTGCAAAATTCTCTCTTATTTTTTCTGTTTTTTTATTTTTATGTAACTGTGTAAGAAAATTTTTTAGAGTATCAAATAAGATAATACCTTCTTTTTGCATTCTAACTATTTCAGCAAGAGCAGATCTAGTATCACCGCCTAATAAATCTAATTTATAAAGGTTAATTTCTTTATCAATACGCTTAAAAACTTCTAGACCAATGTGAGAACTAGGCTCAATTGCATCCAGTAAATCCTCAGTTTGTTGGTATGTGAGGCTTTCTAGATTCGTATTTTCAATCTCATCAACTACACCGTTTAAAAGCTTAATGTGAGAATGAATTTCACTTCCGCTTGAATAAATAATGTAAGGTAGTTCAAATTCGGCACTAGAGTTGAGGCAGAGAGAATTTAGATCTAGTTCATCAAACTCTACATCACACCATTTTTCTGTATATATCCAAAATTCATTTATGTTAATTTTACAAAAATTGCATTTTTCCATAATTTAGTCCTTTAAAATTCCGTTATCCCATTATTCTATTCACACCTATGTAGTTGACTTTAATTTATAATCTTATCGAAGTTAAATGTAAACACGTTAATCAAGTAAAAATTCATATTACGACTCTTAACTTAATGCTGTGTATGGTAAGTTTAAAACAACCTTCTCTGCTTCCTCGCCACAAACGCCGCTCTTTGCTCTGCAATGATCTGGCTAACTCGACGTTCTGTTAGACCATACTCCCTTGCCAGTTGCTCCAGGTTATTGCCCTTAAACTGGCGCCAAATGCGGATGTCTCGCAGAGCATCTTTAAGACGTTCGCCATTGGGGATATACATGTCACGGCCGCCTAAATAGGTACTTAGGGTGGTGGCTAGTGCCTCGCTGACTGCCACAGAGTTGGGCACATTATTGCCCTCTAGGGTGATGCGCATTAATTCACATAAGCTTTGTAAGGTTGAAGGCCAGCGCTTAATGAAGTCTTCACGTTCGTCTGGTTTTAGCGTTTGCAAGGTTTCTAGAGCTTGCTCTAGCTCTGCCGCTTCGGTGTTTAACAAGTCCATTTGCTTGTCCCATTGGCTGTATTGAAGTGATGAATTACTCATGTGTTTGCCATCCTTTGGCATTAACATGCCATGTAAGTAAAGGTGATAAACGGCTCATTTACAAGCCCTGCCAATGCCTTGGTACTGCTCTAATATGGCTTGGTAACTGGCGGCATGACGTGAAGCGCCTTTTACCGGCGTTTCACCACGGGCAACAATGCGTGCTGTGAGTTCACGTTTATGCCAATTTTTAAGGCTTTCGAGTACTTGGTAGCCCATGTCTTGGTCGAGCCAGCGCACACTATCGACCCCTTCTCCATGGCGACGTAAGGTCATGCGGCGAACATAGGCGTCTAATGCTGCTTCGCTGCTGTCGCGGATGATCATGTGGTGGCTCATGGTGATCCATATCGCAACTATTTTATCGATAATGGCTACTTTACTGCGCCCTGATGGTTGGCTTAACCGACGTTTAACTGGGGTTTTATGCTTGTTTAACGTCGATTTTTTTGTGATAAAACCTTTTTGTTTAAATGCGCTTAGGGCCATTTCTAACTGCGATAGGCTCATGAGCCGCAACGAGTCTTTACCGGTGGCATGCTTTAGCATGGCGCGATAGATATCATCCTCTAACCCTAATTGGCCTTTGGCGACATGAATTAAGGTTTTTAAGCGGTTCTTACTGCGTAATAGTGTTGCTGTGTCGTCGGGTAATGCATTCATGTGGTGTGCTCCTCATCATCGTTAAAAAATGACGCTTAGCTGCGCGTCAGTCTTGTTAATAAAAATCCAGTAACGACACTGAATAAACACAGACGGCACTGCCGCCTGTGTCTCGCGGATTGTTAGTTTTGGGCTGATAAAATAGTGTCTTGTTCGAGCACATCAAGCGCACGTTTGCAGGCATAAAACACCACTTTGCGTTTGTCGCACATTGATGCCGATTTAAAGCCCCTGAGTTCATGCAGCATTGCGGCGCAAAGTTGCAGGGTTAAATGCGGGGTATCGATTGCGGTGGTACTCAAGGTTTGTCTGAGTGATTCAACATCTGCGTCGAGTAATTCACCTAAACGCAGTTTGAATGCGACACGGTCAAGCCTGACTTGGTTGTCGTTAAGTAATGCAGTGATATGTGAGGTCATGGCCGTTCCTTACAGCGAGCTGATATCGAGGGGTAATTGGGTGTATTTGCCATTCGCTTGGCGTTCGTACAAGCGCAGGTACTCGCTAGTGCCAGTCACTTGAATGGCGTCGGCAATGGCATCCATGGCTTGTTTCCACTTTGCATCGTCGATGTCTAGCTGACGCAAGCTAAGCACCTGGTTTACGTCGATACGGCCCTGTTGATTTACTCGAAAAGCGTGTTCAACCATGGCCATGAGGCGTGTGTCGGCGCCACCACTCCAACGTTTGATACAGTCATCAATGAGTGATTTTGCGGTTTGAATCCGTTCATCAAATACACGGTGTTCACCCACTGCACGACGCACTTGATATTTGCCGTCGAAACTGGTGAGCAAGACATTGCCTTTATTGCCGCCGTATTTAACGCCGTATTCTTCTGCAGATAAATCGACAAAGTCGGCAATTTGCCCCATGGTTGACAGCTTAAATTCGAGCATGGCCTGGCGTAGTGATTTGGCTGCGGACACCACATTGTTAACTACTTCGTCGCGGATTTTATCGACGGCTTTGATGCGCTCTTCTGGCACTAAATCGCCTTTGGCATTTTGGCGGTAGCCTGTTGGGATAATGCTTGTTTGAGTTTGATTGTTCATGTTATTGGTCCTCGTTCCAGCGCACTGTGACGCCATGAAATTGCACTGCGCAGCTGCGGCGGCGAATGCCTTTAATGTTTTCGATGATTTCAACCGCTTTAGTTTTAAAGTCGGTACTTGGATTTGCGATATGCACCACGTTGGCTTTACGGCCAAGCACGTGCATGCCGCGTAACCGTAGCGCGCTGATAACGTCGAATGTTTTGAGTGGGTATGGCATGACGGCTACTCCTGTTGTGGGGTTGAATGTTGTTCTAAAAGGCGGTTGTATCGGTAAGCGAGTGCGATTAACTCTTGCTTGAGCAGTTCGCATAATTGCTTATGACCGCCGTTGTCGGTTATGGATTGGCGTTCTAATCGGCTGTAGGTTGCCTCGGCCGAATACTGCTTAATTCGGCTTTCTATTTGGGTGACGCTAATGCGCTTAAATTGATGTTTGGCAGATAAGTTGGAGTGGGCGCAGCCACTGCGACAAGCTCGATACAAACGCAGGCGAATTGGGTTGCTGGTTGATTTATTGCATTGATGTTTGTCGCATTCATGCAAGGGGATTTCACCCAATATTGGACATAGCACGACGTGGTTCATGTATGCCCCCTCGACCAACTTTTGCATGCGTTCCATGTTGCCGCCTTGAGCCGCATACTTACCGTTGATTAGCTGACAAACGACGGTTTTGCTGATCCCTAGCACCTTTGCAACCCCTTCTTGACCATGAGCACTTGCTTGCTCGGCCAGTATGGTTAACCAGTTACTCATGGTGTTTCTCCTTGAATGGATAATATGTATTGGTGTTTTGATCCCACATGCCTTGGGTGCGTTCTGTTGGATGTAAGCGCCCTGTATCTCGTATGAGTATGTACTTGAGCGTTGTGCCTCTTGGGCTGCCTTTGATGCTATTAAGGGCGCGTATATAACCCGCCTTTGATAAGCACCCTAGGTAACGGGTAATGAGTGACGATTCGGCCATTGATGTGGCTAAAATCAACCCTTTGTTAAAGTGCCGATTAATGCGGATTGAGTTCCACACCTGCTGTACCACGGTGTTGCGTTTAATCCGCTGTGGGGCGCGTTCGGCTTGTGGGTTGCCTTTGCCTAAAATGACCTCGTCTGGTGTAACAATGACTTGATATAAGTTGCCTTTATTGCCAGTTTGCTTAGAGATAAGCGCTATGGCAGATTGATTTTGCAATCGCTTAGTGAGCTCGGTTATCAAGTTAGTTTTTACGCCCAGTGACTGGGCGATTTCTCGTCGGGTAAATTGGCGTTTCTCACACATGAGTTGCCATGCTTTATGTGTGATTACGCCTTTATTTGACTGTTCCATAATGGTTAGTCCTTTTCTTTCTTATTATTTATTTAGCGCATAAATACAAAAGCTTAACGGCGACTATGGTTTAAGAATAATTGCCCATCGCCCCAAAGCTGTTTGTCTACATAATCCAGATCGTTTGAGATGGCGAATCGCTCAATTTTTTCTAATGCGATAAGTATTCGACGTACTTCGCCACCACTTCTGACGCGGATAAAATCCAACAAGTCTTCACCTACCTGTATGTCTCGTTCGAGTAGTTCGATAGCAAACATCGACACGTCTTCATTGTCTGCAGGCATAAATTCAACCCATTCGCTGATGCGGTTAAATAGCTGTTTGCGGTGGCTGATACGACGGGCTATTTCTTCCATGCCGATAAGCACGACGGGCAACTCGGTGGCGTCGTATAAGTCGCGGATGGTTTCCATAGTTTTGGCTTGGCCGACGATGTGGTCTGCTTCGTCAACAAACAGTGCAATTTGCTGGTCGTTCATGGTTTGGGTAATGAAATCCACTGATTTACGCAGTGGATACATAGGATCGCTACCCAGTTCTTTTAGAATGCGAGCTAAAAATGAGCTTGGGGTATCGGTTGCGTAGCAGCGCACGTATACCGGTAAATTGCCCATGTTGGTGAGCTGGTTAAACATGTAGGTAACCGTGGTGGTTTTACCAAAACCACTTGCACCGTGTATGAGGCCAATGCCTGGAGTGATTTCACTGCGGCTTTGTAGGTTGGCGAACATGTCTTGAGTGCGTAGGACATTTTTTACTTCTACTGTTTTATGTTTCATAATGTTGTTCCTGTGGTTTTTCTGGGTTTTACGTTTGTTTAATCTGGTATTAACCAGGGTTTATGAGCTGAGCAGCTATTTCACTTGCAGGTGCGGCTGCTCGGCTTGTTTTAAAATTTTGTCTAGTCGATTTCGATGTAGCACATTGTTTAAACGGTATTTTTTAAGCCATTCATTCTCCTTTTCGTTTAATTTTCTATGAAGACTTTCAGTTGTTAACAAGACCGCTTTTTCGTGATCACTTCTGACTATGCGGGACTCTTGCTGTGCTTGACGCGAACGTCGCTCGGCAATTGCTTCGCGTTGACGTTCTATTGCATTGAGTTCTGCTTCACTAAGTTGGGTATTTTTTGCCTCAGTTGCAGCGTGTAGCCCAGCGATAGCGCTATTGTTATGGGCTGCCGTTTGTTCAAGGTGGCTGAGGCTGGCGCGTAGCAGTTTTTTCTGGGCGAGTTCGTCAGCATATAAAGCATCAATGCCAAATTCTTCTTGTAGTCGTTTTGCTGATTTACGGAAGGCAGTAAGTTCTTTTTGAGTTTGCTTACGTCGTTCACGGAATTCACCTGGAGCAATGCCGCGATTAACTAAGTCCATGTTGACGGCGTCAACATAGGTTTCCCAACTGTCTATTGGATACAAGGTGGCACGGCCAATGTCACAAGGATCGATAAAGACTCGAACATCTTGGCGCTGCCATGCTGCTTCCATGAGTTCGGGTGCGGTGTATTGCACGCTGTCGGCTTTGACGCTGCCACGTACAACTTTTGCTGTGCCAATAAAGTTGAGTAATGTGTCGAGGATATGTGGATTGTCGATGACGCGTTTTTTGTACCCAGAACCGGCATATAACTCGAAAGGTGTTTTGTCGGTCTTGTCGTGCGCTACGTGGTTATAGTCAAATTCTAAATAGTCGTTAAGCACCTGCTGCAGTTGTTCTGGTGTTAGTGCCAGGCTGAGTCTTTCGGCTTCTGCTTGCTTTTTACCCTCACCAATACGTTTGGCAAAGTTGTACATGGCTTCTATTTGTTGACGGTCACTGACGCTGTGACCGATATAACCTGGCATTTTTTCCATCAACACACGACTCATAGTGCCAAAGAAACGTTCGATGAAGGGTTTTTCCCATCCGCTAAATGCATTGGCTTTAGATAGTTTTAAATCTAATAAGTTGAATATTGTTGTGGTGCGTTTTGATACGTAGTCGCTACCGTTATCGGTACGCATGATGGCGCCCTGCTCTGGTAATCCCCACTCTAGGAGGGTTTTACGCAGCAGTAGACAGATAGCTTCGCTATTAGATGTTGGCGACACAATGAGTTGCACACGACGGCTGAATGCATCGATAACCGCGACGATGCTATGACGTTTAAGTTTGCCATCGACGTTTAGTTCAATGTCAGTGGGTGTTGAGTCGAATTCCCATACTTGGTTTGGTCCGTCTATGTGTGGATACATACGGGCAAATAGCGGCCGGTATTTGTCGGTGTAAAGTGACGGATTGGTGGTAAATGCATGTGCTAACTCATGCTTAGCGGCATACTGAGTTAACCAGCGTTTAAATGAGCTGATTGACGGGAGTTGCCAGCCATATTCAGCAGCTCGAACTAGGGCTAAATCACGCACTTTGTTTGCTTGGTTTAATAAGTGTGGTTTTTTGGTCACTAACGCGAGTAAAAATTCACCTAGGCGCGGTTGTTGATCAATTTTTGAGGCTGTTTGGCCTTTGTATTGATCGACTAAGCCGATAATGCCCTGCTCTTCATAGGCTTTGTGCCAACGATAAAGCGTTGCTTTTGCGAGTTGCGTGACGTGGGTTCGGACGTCTTTATTGCTGAGTATTTTTGATGTATTGAATCCATTTACAAAAACAATCACTCCTGCCGATTTGTTTCCAGCTGACTCATAAGGCGATACAAATTCGCTGAAAGCATTGATGACCATTTCTCTGGCTTTAGCTTTGGCCTGTTTTGATTCGCTTAAGCACATGAATTGCGCTAAACCTTGGCTTTTAGCATTGATACGTTGTTGGCGTATTTGTTTACCTTGAGCTTCGTCCTGCTTTAACGCTGATTTAGCTGAAACAACACTTTTTGAGGTACTAGACTCAACAGCTTTAGCCTTTAGGTAGGCTTGTGTTTCTGTGGGTAAACTATCAATGAGATATTCAAAGCCTTTGCCTTGATCGCATTTCTTTTTAGTCCAACATTCACGATTGGCTAGCTTTCTATTACCTTGCACTGTGGTGTACATGCCAGGAATGTTGAGCAGTTCTTGAAGGGTGTAATATTGCTTAATCATAGTGGCGCCCTACCAAATCAAATTCAATTTCATTGGATAGCTCAACTAAGATCTCTTTAGACACTTTTCCCCAACGAGGTTTTACTCCGGTATTGGGAGCAAACATTTGTACGCACTTTTGAACTGTGCGTGGGTTGTATCCTTCTCTTAATGCCCAGGCTCTGCAACTGAGTCCTCGTCTCATTAATGCAGCGTAGATCTGATTCGCATTTTCAATCTCCACGATGTCTGCTCCTTATTTCACAAATTTGTGATAACATTTATAATTGTTCGCATTGCGCATGTAGCACATACAAAAAGTAACATTCATACGCACTGCGTACAAATGTGATGATACGATCACATTTGTACGCTGGTCAAGCATGTTTGTAATGTTTCTTTTTATATTTTATGCACTAGCTTATGGATATGGCCTTTAAGCATTTAAATTCAGCTACTTAACTAAAAAGAAACAAAACATGAAAAATGAAAATGATGTTTCTTTTCCAGCAATAGGAAAGGAAACGTTTGCAGAAAGATTAGAAATGGCGATAGGAACTACAAGCGTACGCGCGTTCGCATCCGCTATTGATTTATCTGAAGGAGGTTTAAGAAAGTATTTAAGGGGGCAATCACTTCCTCAAATTGACAAAGCACTTCTTATGGCTCGACAAGCAAATGTTTCTTTAGACTGGCTTATTTCTGGTGAAGGCTACCCGCATACGGGTGATGAAGTTACCAAAGTTGTGAACAATGAATTTAATGAAGAGTACTCATTAATACCTGGGTATCATCTATCTGTTAGTACTGGCCATGGCAAGATCACGGATAGTGAACCAGTTAAGCGCCATCTGGCTTTCAGACGTAAGTGGTTAAAGTTCAGAGGGTTTGAAACTGAAAAGCTTGCTGTGGTTTTTGCTTCAGGTGATTCAATGGAACCAACAATCCACAATAACAACACACTGCTAGTGAATACATCTGACACCAAGTTAACTGATGGCAGTATCTTCGTTCTACGATTTGGTGATGAGCTTTATGCCAAGCGTTTACAAAAGCGGTTTGATGGGGATATTCGACTGATTAGTGACAATAAAGAGTATGAAGATCAAATCGTCAAAGCTGACGAGATCGATAAGCTTCATATAATAGGTAAAGTAGTCTGGATCGGTAAGGACCTTTACTAAATAAACGGTGGGTTGCTTTGTCTCAAACCCACCGAGCTATTTCTTTTCAGCTGAGATTTGTCTCAAACCTCGCGAATAACTAATTAAACTCCAGCCAAAAATTTAACTAGCAGCAATCACAGACCCACACTGGATTTCCCACCTAATTTAATTAATTCCTGTTTAATCCCGGTTTAATGGTTAATTCTCATACCTAGTGACTGGTTACATAAGTGCAATCACTTCTGTGACACGCTGTAAACCCATCCATGGGCGCTCTGCGAAAACATCCATGTTTTCGAAGGTCACAGCCGCGATTGCACCTATAATTTAACTCTCTCCGATTAGACTTTATTTAGTGCTGCAGAAAAAATAATATGCGGCGCGCCAATAATCGCTATGGTATAAAAACTGCGCTAGCGCTCAGTTTAGATTGGCAATGTCTTCAATAGGGTACGCCCTAGCACTGATGCTGAAATGGGTTCAAACACCTAAGTCATTCGGATTGCATTGATGGCGGCCTTCTTTGCTAAACACAAAGGTTAACCGCGGTATAAAGGCTGGACTGTAAGGACTGTTTGGCTAAAAAAGATCCATAAAAAAACCGAGACAAGGAACATAGGTTCATTGTCTCGGTTTAGAGTGTTCTAACGGGTTAGAAAGGTTTCGGGAGCATGCTGAAACCTTTTTATTTTATAAACTAATAAACTAATAAACTGTCATTTATCTCAATAAAAACGCAAAATAATAGCGTTTTTTATTATTGGAGGTTGCCCCTATTTTACCAGAGACTTAGCATACTTGAACGATTCATGGCGCTCCTGACTAAACCAATTACTTATGAAACTAGAATCAGGGTTTTTACTAGATGCTGCCTGATTCAGTTTATATCCCATATTAGTCTTTAGAGCAGCATTTGCTACCACTTTTGTATTTTGGATTGTTTGATTATTCGCTTTCATTGCCATTCTCCGTTGCATAATCCCTGTCATCAGCAGATTCCTGAGTATCTATATAACCAAAACGAGTGATGTAATTATCAGCTGATGACAAATATATCGCAAGTAGCTTCACTATCATAGTCATAAAAGGCAAATCTCGTTGTTCATCGAACTGTTCTGGTAGAGCACTCGTCAACACTAAAACGCCTAAAGGTTTTATGCCATTATCGACATTGCCATCGTCATCGCACTTCATTATAGGCATAGATAAGAAACTTTTGTAGTTATCTGAATCACCGTTGTGCTGATTTGTGATTAACTCACTGCTCTTGGTAATGTCGGGGCATAACTTAACTGCCTTATGAAGAAATGCTAACCCAACGTGGCCAATTCCAGGTTTCCATCGTCTATTCCTCTGGGGTAATCGACTATCACAATCACGATGGACAATACCCAGGAAGTCTTCGTCATCATTATAAAAATACAGTGCAATATTATATTTACTTTCAGATATATACTTAAATAACTCCTCACGTTCCAAGATTAATGGATACATGATTGCACTTAGATGTTGCCCGAACATTTCCCAAAAATCATTCTCTTGCAACAGTTCTTTATCTAATGCTTTCTGAGTTGCGAGATCAAACTGTCCAACTGCTGCATCGGTAGCATGGGTAACCATTCTCAATACTGATATCTGGGTTGAATGCAAATTGCTGAGCTCCCGATACCCCCATTTATATTTTGCCAATTCATCTCTCAGTGCGTGAAAATCATCATTTAACTCTATCGCATGAGAATATAAAGAGTATTTGCTACTGTTTTTATGCAATACGTAGGACGCAAATATGTGCACAAATAAAAAAACGAATGACATTAACCAAATAAAAAACGGAACAACATTTTCCTCTTTTATACTAAAATAATAGTTCACCCCAAAACCAATCAAGACAGGAGCCACTAAGGTGACCCAAGTATTAGAAAAAAAAGTACTTTTACTAATAACGTGATCTGATAAGTGATTATTATTCTTAGCAACACTTAAAAAGTGCTTCAACCTTTCCTTAGGCATGTATGATCCTGTGTATTTACAAAGAAATGAATAATACTTAGAACACCGTTAAATGAAAAGCGCTACTTAATAGTCACTCTGAGGGATTACTCAACAATCAAAACAACTTTCTTTGATTCTTCGCCACAAACGCCGCTCTTTGTTCTGCAATGATCTGGCTGACTCGACGCTCAGTAGGACCATAATCCCTTACTAATTTTTCTAGGTTATTGGCTTAAAATTAGCGCCAAATAAGTATCTGTCAGGATCTCTTTGCGACGTTTAACATTAGGAATGTACATGTCACAGCCACCTAAATAGGTACTAAGGGTGGTGGTTAGTGCTTCGCTAACTACTACTGAGTTGGCACTTTATTGCCAACTAGAGTTATGAATATAAGCTTTGCAGAGTAATGGCTTACGCTTAATGAAGTCTTCACGTTCGTCTGATTTTAGAGTTTGCAAAGTTTCTAGCACTTGCTCTGGCTTTGCCTCCTCGGTGTTTAACAAATTTATTTTCTATCAAACTGTCAAAAACTACTGGAATTCAATTACGATAGCCAATGAATAAACTGTTTTTGATTTTTGCTTATATGACACTACAAAAGCGGCTCAATCGAAAATAGTAGAGACACTGGTTTGATCGCGGCTGTGACCATCGAAAACATGGATGTTTTCGAAGAGCGCCCATGGATGGGTTTACAGCGTGTCACGGAAGTGATTGCATTCGGGACTCGCCACAAGAAAACAATGCACCTGAATATTACTTAACAATATACTTTTTGGAACAATAACCGGTTCAGATGTGGCGGCGGGACTTGAACCTGAGTCCAT